TAGATTTGCCAGCGTGTAAGTCGTGTATTCGACGCCTTGAATCTTTACGCGCCAGACTGGGTTAAATACTGTCATTAGAACGCCAGCGCATTTGCGCCATTAGTGCCGCGGTAGAAGCTGTTATTTAGAACGTTAACGATCTGTCGAGCTGTGCCCTCTTGGTCGATTGCGCCAGATACGTTTATGTAAATATTTCCGCCACCGCCGCCTAGCTTGTTATTTGGAACTATGCGACCGCCCGATGATGGCACAAACAGCTCTGGCCCTACTTCGCCCACGATGTACGGGCTATTAGCGTTTACCATGCCACCTTTAGCTAGTTTAGGAATTTTCGGCAAATCTTTTGATCCGGGCTTTAAATTGTTAACAATGTTATATGCTGAAATTAGTAAATTGACCGCACTAATTGCTCCGTTAATTCCAGCGACCACGCCTTGAATTGCTTTGCTTACGCCGTCAATAATTAGCGCAACGCCTGAAAATGCGACTTTGAAAGTCGTACCGATAAAGGTCGCAAACGGTTTAGCAATAACTAAAAACGCGGTTAAACCAGCACCTAACAGCTTAAAAAATCCTGTGTTATCAGAAACAGCTGTGCCGATTGCGGTAAATATATTTTTAACGCCTTGAATTACTGGTGTTAAAGTGGTTTTAAATATTGGTACGACATATTTGTTTATGTAATCGTAAAGCGCGGTTAAGCCCGGTAGAAACGTATCTTTAAAAAATGTACCTAATGATTCAAAAACTGGCTGTAAGTCCTCGCCTATATCTGTGGAAAGCGTGCTCAGAGTTGGGATCACTTTATCGACGAATAAAGTAACCATCGGAGTTATCGCGTCTAATACGAACGCGCCGACTGTTTCTTTACCCTCATCAAAAGCAATTTTTAAACGTTCAATCTTTCCCGCAAAAGTATCAGCCGCGGCATTAGCCGATCCTTCATAAGTTTTTGTTACAGCGGCAATTGCTTCATCGAAACTCATTGTCTTAAGTTCGGCAGCTGTTAAACCGATGTCTAATTTGGCTAGTGCTGCGGTGTTGCCATCGAAAGCTTTAGCAATTAAGTTCGACGTGGTTTCAAGCGATTTTCCTGATCCGACTGAGGCGTCTAGTGCTACCTGTTGAAGCTTCATAGCTGCTTCGACGTCGCCCGTACTCTTAACTAAACGGGCAAATGATGGGCGTAATTCGTCGTCGGTTACGCCTACGGCAAGCGCTGTTTTAGTTATGTATGATTCGACTGAAACGATAGTTGCGTCTGTTGCCGTTGTAACGTTTTTGATTGCGGTGGCAAGTTTTACCTGTGCGGCTTCGTCCTCGATCGCAGCTTTAACGCCATCAATTAGCAACGCGCCAGCATAGGCAAGTGCTGCCGCGCCAGCTACAGCGAACGCAGCTCCAGCAGCAGCACCGAAACTGCTTAATTTACCGCCGAAAGTGTCTGTATCTGTGCCCGCGTCTGATAAGCCTTTTTTGAGATTATCGACGTCCGCCAGAATCGAGAGCTTAAGCGTTCTTGATCCCTCAGCCATTAGTCGAACCTCTTAACGATAGATGTAAACGCCTTTTCCCATTCAGCGATCAAATAGCTTTGCTCAGCTCGAAGCGTTGGGTAAATAAAATAGCCAGTTGATCCGCGACCGGTCGATCCTGACCAGATTGGAAATTGCTTATATTTATTCGATCCAAATTCTGAGCCGCCCCATAAATCGCGAGTGGTTGCGCCGCCACTAAATTTCTGTCCAGCAAAACCAAACGAAATTTCGCCAATCTTGGACGACTTACTTACTTTAGAACCCTCAGCGATTCGACTTGCGACAGGCGATGAGTTAAGCGACCCAGCAGCCGACGTAATCTTGCCTTTTAAATAATCAGCTAACGCACTTGATTGCTCTTTAGCTTGAGAGATGGCTTCATCGTCCATCGCTTTAAAAGCTCCGGTAATAGCGCGAAGTTCGGCTTTGTCGTACTGAACGACTTCCTTACTTTCCGCCATTTCGTTTCTCCAATATCTCGAGCGCTGTCAATATGTCCGCCGCGTCCACCCACTCACTCATCGGAATCCCTGTCGCGATCGACAGCTCTACGATTAAGTAGCTTAGGCTTCCTCGGCTGTGGCTTTTGGGCTTTCAGTATCTCCGACCGTAATATCGACCACCATTTCGCACCATACTTCGTAAGGTTTGACTGGCTTACCAGCTGCCTCACGTTTTAGGGCGTTCCATGCTAGAAACATTAGGTCGGATATACCGATCTTTTCCTGAGCCTGTTGAATTGTATATCCGGTCTTTTGCTCCCATTTTGCGAACTCTGGTGGTTGCGCTGTGGTGGTAACTGTGTTCCCGTCACTTGTTTCGATATGTATTTGTAACTTCATGCTCCCGATCTCATTTCTTTATAGTGTTGGTGTGGTTACGCAAGTAAAGCTGAGCGATACTGTCTGAGCGTCTGGAGCTGTGCCGCCAGCGCTCGGAAAGATTGGCTGAACGTCGAAGTTAAAGACTGATCCGCTCGCAGCTGTAAACACGACCGCTAGTGGTGTGTTCGGAGCTGTGTCGGCTGCTGTCCATAGTGAATTACATAATGAACCGCCAGCTGTCCAGTCCGCAAGCATTTCGACGTCGAAAGTACCCTGAGAATCGGTTGTGAAATAAGCCTTACCGTCTAGTGTCTGGTAAGTGTTGATCGTTGACTCGATTGTAAGAGTCGCAGCTGTTGCTTGAGCGTCATAAGTATCACCGTCAATAGTGAAAGTAATATCGCGCCCTGTTACGATTGTTGTTGGCATTTTGTCTCCTAGTTTTCTTGCTTGTAGTAAGTGGACACGTCAATATCCGAAATAAGTAAATTACTCGAACCTAACGCAATAATCGACGGACGCGATACGTCGCCGACGATATATCCCGACGGAATAGCCGCGAGAATTTGTATGACTAACTTCTCGAGATTATCGAGAGCGCCCGCGTTATTGTTATACGCGACGGCGGCTGATATTGTAAAATTTACTTTTAATTGGATCGAGCTGCTAATTAGTGTCGTTTCCAAATACGGAGTACCCGGCACGATGATCGCAGCGGGCGGGATTACCGCCTCGGGTACTGATTCATAGACTGAAGCTGTTACGCCAGCGAGAGCGGTCGCTAGTGGCGCACGAACGTCAGCCTGAATACTTGTTGGCATTATTGACCCATAGTTTCGACGTCAATAAATGGAGCTAATAAACCGACTACGCGATTTTGTAATGAGCGACCTAGCACGAACGGGCTTGGATTGAAGTCAACCTGTGCGGAAGTATTGCCCGGAGCTGTAATCGACTGAAAGACCTCGACCGATACGACTAGCAGCGCCGACTTTACGGGCGCTACGCCTGAATATAGATCGTCAGCTGTTGAGCCATTAAGTACGGCTAAACCAGCTGGAATTTTAGGTGTAAATATTTGATCTGGTGCTGCTGTGGCTGTTGTGAATATGTATGGCGCGATTTGATGATCGTTGACTGTAACGGTTAGATCGAACGCAGCTCCGCAGCCTGAAATGATTACAGCTTGACCGGGCACGAAATAATTTATGCGTTGAGTCGTATAAAACGCCATGCCATCTTTCACTTCGATTCCTGTAATTGCTGACTGATAACCAGTTAGCAACGGCAAGATCGCGCCCTCGGCGCTTTCAATCATTAGATCAAGATATGCGTCCGAGTAAAGAGAAACGCTAACGCCTAGCACGTCGCGAAGTTCTTGCGCTGTAACTATTTGTGGCATTAGCGTTCCTCTCTCTATTCTGCTCGGTCGCCTCGGGAGCGAAACGACCGATGATTATTTCTTAGTTATCTCAGGTCTGGTTCCAGCAAGCGCCGAAAGGAATCTTTGGAGCGATTGCGGCGTAACCGTAGTAAAGAATGTCAACGGTTCCGTCTGATTGGATATTGGTGCGAAGCTCGAAACGTGGAGATTCGTACCATGTCCATGCGTCAGGGTTAACGACAACCATTGAGAAGTCTCCAGCTGATGTAGTTGGACCAGCGTTTCCGATTGAACGTGAAACGAATAGATTTAGACCCGGTGAAACTACGCCGCGAAGTGAATCGCCGCGAACGTTTCCTGCCTGATTGCTTGGCTGTGCCGCATTATAAAGCGGTGTGCCATTGTCGTTATAACCCATGATGTTAGTCCATTGTCCGGGGCTAACTACTAAGTTACGAGCAAATCCGAGTGATGATGAATAAACAGCGCCCGCAGCTTGTGATGTGTACGCAAGGAATCCAGTAGCTGAGTTAGCGTTAACGCCTGTCTGTTGACCAGCGCCAGCAATAGTACCGACAGCAAATTCATCTGTAACCTTAGCGTATGCGAACTCAAGGTTCTGTAAGAGAGCCGTCAGGTAACTCGGATCCGAGCGATCAATCAGCTCGATTGTAGAAATCGCACGACCCTTAAAGCTCTGAACTGGTACTGAGATGTATGTTGCGCTTAAGTTTGATTCTGTAACAGCGCCATTTTCTGCGATGTTTGCGACGGTTGGAACAGCTGTAACTTTTGGAAGTTCAAAAGTCATACCTGTTGCGCTAAGAGCTTCGCGTGATAGTGCGTCGATCATGCCGCGATCAGCATTAGCTAGTGCGTTGATAACTGTGCGGCTTTGTGGTGTTGGAACCATGCCCGGTGCTGTTGATGTTGTGTTATCGGCAGCCTTGACATATTGGCGAGCGTCCTCATCGTGTAAAACTGACGCCTTGAGTGAATACTGTAAATAAGAAACCTTATCGACAATAGGTGAACGTGGCGCGGTGTACGCCATTGGGACATGCTTAGACGCTTCTACCGTTTCGGCAGCGGCGCTCTCTGGAACGGTAGTGTCTGACACTTGTTCTCCTTCGGTTGTTGGATTTGTTTCTTCTGTTTCCTCATCTAGGGGATCAGAATTTTCATCGGTTGCTTTCATTTCCTCTTTGTCCTCGTCGTCCTCATCGTCGCTGCCATCTTGACTCGCAGCTACGGAACTGACTCTGGCGCTGTCGATAGCTGGCTCGCTGACAAGGCTGACCTCATCGAGAGAGCCTTTTGCTACCACTAATACGCCATCTACGAAATCGTGAGCGTTAACTTTAACGCCGACACTAAAACCATCGCGGAGACCAGTCGCAGCCTCTACTAATGCGTCGTTGCCCGCTGTTGTCTCCGCGATTTTAAATGTCGCGTCGATTCCCTGTTCGGTTGCGGTCATAGATAAAACCTTGCCGATTGGTCGAGTGCGATCGTGTTCTAGCAATAGCTTCACGTTCTTTGTCGCAATAGATTCTGGCTTAAATGTTGTAAGTCCGGCGGAAGTCGATCCAGTTTCGTTCCACGTTACGACTCGTCCGGTAATTGTGCGAGATTCGCTATCGGCTGATGTAATTGTTAGCGGCATATTTAGTTTCATTTAATCATGTCCTCAGCTTGTCGGATTTCATCGACGCTGATTGCGCCGATTTCAAATAATGTTTTGTAAATTGCTACGCGTTCGGCTTCACTTCCACGCAAGTAATCCTCTAAACGGAAATGAACTGATTGCGTTGACGGAATGAAGTCCGGCATAGATAAACGAGTGGAAATTGAAGTCATTAGCGGAATCAGCGAGAAATCAAGCAACGTTTTGCGAGTAACGTTCGCATTTGAATACGTCATGCTCGATCCTGTTTCGGCGTCAACGTAGAATGCCGGAATTCCGATCGCCCTCGCACATTCGGTTGCTATGTAGGAACGGGCTGCCGCGAGCTGTAACTTCTCAGGATCAAATCCGACTGTTTGTAATTCGACGTCCGCATTTAGAAACGCAGTCGAACGATTACGTCGAGCAACGCCCCATGACTCTAAGAGTTTAGCAATTCGATCAGCTGGTAACGCTGTGCCGTTTGATTTTAGAACCATTGACGGAACTGGTTCGCGAGCATAATTCGCAGCTGCCTTTTCTAATTCCGCACCTGTGCGAATTGTGCGACCAGCGCGATTCAATAATCCTTCATCATTTCCATAAAATACAATTAACGATCCGACGCCTGATTCTGGGATCGCTTTTCCGTCGATCGTGTAGTAAAGAACTTCTGTGCCGTTATTGTTTAAAAATACGCCGACACGTGTTGGAACGATTCGCTGAACGGAGCGAATTCGCATTGTGTCGGCAAAAAGTTCGGTAATTTGCCAATAGGCATAACCGTAAAATAGTAAATCCTCAGCTGTCCAGACATAAGTCGCGCTACCCGGTACGCGTGGATCGGGATCACGTATTACGCGGGGCGCTGGCACTTCGAGCCCTGTCGTATTATCCCGGAGCTGTAATCCGATCGAAGCTATTGACTGACAAATAATCCCGCGAGCACGTGCGATCGTAGGAACACTCATAGCTTCCTCACGCGTAGCCTGAGTAGCGCCACCGTTAAAGGTATAAATAGAATCTAATGCGAATACAGGTGAAACCGAAGCCTCAATGTCGGAATTTTGAGACGGCGCTACGGCTTCGACCTTAGACGCAAATAAATCACGAATACCCATGTGCGAATTGTGTCAGGCTTATAGCACTAGCCCGTCATAATATCGAAGTCCATCTCTGGGCGTGTCGCGAAGTGTGTAACTAACGCCGTTGCTACCGCCGCGCAAACCGCAGCTTGCGAAGCTCGACGACCAATTACCCAGCCGCCGTCGCCGCGCTTTAATTGGACAGCCGAAAGAATCTGTTTAGTTAAATCGCTTTGCCCTCGATGGCGTAACCGTCCAGAGTTGATCGCACCGAGTAACTCGTCGCAGCTTTGCGGGTAAACGGAGTCCATGTCAAAAATCGGAATACCCGCTGGCTGGAATCTAGCCGCTACCGCGCCGCTAGTTCGGCGGCTATATAGCAAATACT